TTTTGATCCATTTGTCCTACAGATTCAGCCCTTATCCAGCGGTGTTTAAAACCAGCTGGCGCAGGTGGTGCGTCTAGTTGTGATGGTGGAGACCAGGGTTTCCTTCGCTCGGTTTTAGCTCGGGTTTCAGTCTCGCGTGATGGTAGTTTTTGCGTTTGTTTTATTTTATTATTCATATGCCTACTCCTTCACGTACTTCGCATATTCGCTTAGTGGCACACCTAGTTTTTTTGATATGGCTACTTGTGATGGTGTGAGTCTCACAGTACCTTTGCGCCTTGCAGGTTGATTACTTCTATTAACAGAAGCAACAGTCTGCGTTGGCGTTGTTACAGTTCCTCCATCAGAGGAAAACTTGTGTGGGAATGTATCTTTCATTTGTTTGTCTATTTCAGTATAGTACTCATCAGATGAAGGATCAAACCCTTGTTCTACTAGTTTACGATGAATTGAGAAGGATGTCAAGGTCATTGGTTCATCCTTACCAAACCATTCATTTTTTTCAGCCCATGACTCTGCCTTTTCATCCGGCGGAGGTGGTGGCTGTTGCATTCGCTGTTGAGGTGGAACTTGAGGTTGCTGTACCTGTTGTCCACCTTCAGATGCCTTTACTCTTTCCCTTTTAGCTTCTGTCGCTTTTACACGCTCATTTTCAATCGCTAAACGGGCTAAATCTTGCTGTGCCTGGACTTGGGTATCAATATCTCCTGCGTCCATCGCTTCTTTAAGGCGTTTTTTGGCATCTTCAGTTTCAGCTTTTACACGGTTACCATACTCTAAAACGTATCCGCGGTCAAGGTTTCCTACTCGGCCTTGTAATTCTTTGGCTTGGTGCTGAACGCCTTGCGCGTACTGTATAGCTGCCGCTTCGCGTCTTTCCGATTCACGTAATTTTTTTGTTAATTTATCAATACGGGATTGTACTTTTTTCCCGTAATCTTCCATTTCCCCTTCAGAGGCTGTTTCAACTTTAACTCCCTCTTCCTCTACTTCCGGATCAGGATTTATAGTTTTTTCAGTCTTTTTAGGTAATTCAACATCAATGGATTCTCCTTCTGCAGGAAGGTCTACCATCGTTTCTTCTACCTCGGCCTGTGTTTGTATAGTGGTTTCTGCAGGCATAATTTACTCCTGTTATTTATATTGCAAGATATCCTCTGGGTCTTTTACCACGGCGATTATCTCGTCATCATTAAGTATCCTCACTTCACCACCATCTATTCCAAAACGGGATCCGGCGTAACGACCGAATATTATCCAGTCATTTTTCTTGCACCATGGTCCGTCTGGAAATCTCTTTTCATCTTTATAGGCATCAGGTCCAACTTTCAGGACTAAACCAGTAACGGTTGTATATCCCCTCTCCTCGATTGTCTCATCGGACAATATTATGCCACCCTTTGTCTTTCCTTGTCCCTTGTAAGGGAGAATAAGAAGCCTCCATCCTGTGGGGTCAGGCAAACGATCTAATACCTTATCGGTAGGTAGATGTTTTATATTATCGGTTGCTTCTGATTGAATTTTTTTAAGAAAGCGGTTCTCTTTGTCTTCCGCCACCTTATTATTTTTATCCGCCTCTATTGATAAATCTTTTTCTTCTAAGGCAAATTTACGTTTCGGTATCTCCATCTTCTTTTTTCTGCAGGTCCTGTACTTCCTGTTCCATTATATTATAGCCTTTGTATTCACCAACTGTCTTGTTGTACTCGTCAAAGCTGTGAATGCCATTGGCGATAATATTTTTTAATTGTTCTTTGCGCTCCCTAATCCTCTTTAGAATTAGATAAATAGCGGTAGTATCTTCCATTCGTGCGCATTATACACTAAATTTCAAATTTATCAAGACTCTTCTTTCTTTTCTGGTTTAGATTGCCTTGTTCCACCTACATACAGTCCAAACCACGCGGCTCCAGCACCTACAATGACTGAAACAAAGGCAGATTGTGCATTTGTTGGGTCAGGTAGTTGCATGAACCATTCTGTTGTACGCCAAAAAGCAACACCATACAACGTAATTAATAGACGCGGAAATATTCTCCACGCTGTTAATCTTTGTGGTGTGATCATTTTTTCTTAAATAATCCTTTAACACCGGGAGCCATTCTCACACCCATGCTGACACTGCAGCTTAAATATAAGAGATGTCTATAATATTCCGGTAATTTATGGAGTGCCTCAAAGCCTCGTTCCACGTGTTCCGTCATTCCAGGAATGAAGACTAAAATTGCGGGGATCATTAAGGCAAGCAAAACGAATTCGTCTTTCCAGCTTCCCTTCATTTGATCAACAGCAGATGCTTCCCAACTAACTTCGCCGGCGATCTGTTGCTGTTTCAACTTAGTATTAGCTTTTATTTCTGTTAACTTGTTCTCGGCCTTCGCCTTCTTGGTTTCTATGAAACCGGAAACTGCTTGCCCAGCAACTCCTAATAATGGTTTTATTAATAATTGTAACATTAATAAGCTCCTTCTATAATTGTTTCACTAAACGGTTCTATACCCCACGCATGTGGTGCAGCTATCCTTTCTTCTCCAAATTCTTTGCCATATATTCTTTGTAAATCAGCAAATCCAGTTGGATCTATATCTGATAAAGCTGTTTGTTGCCACCAGTTAGGGTCTGTCATACTTGCTGTTTCTGGTCGTCCACCATAAAAACCATAATCAAAATCATCCATGCCATACCAACCTTGATCAAAGCTTTTCCAATAATCATCTTCAACATCTCCTAAATAATCCCTTATAGCTGAACCACCTGTTATTAATGGATCATCACCATAACGTATACCACCTGGATCAAAAGCTTCACCCCATTGGTCTAACATTGTGTTTCCTAGTCCAGTGTATGTAATATTTTCTGGAATCCAATTCCCATATTCATCTTCATACCCCCCTGACATTATAGGATCACCCCAATCATCAGTAGCCATAAAACTACCAAGACCAGAACCTAATCCATAATCTGATAAAAACTTTAATTTTTGAAAATCTGAAACTGGGACTTCACCACTAAAAGCATCTACATTATATAAATCCTGATTAATAGTAGGATCATTTGCAGCATCAAAACTGTGTGTTAATCCTGTTCCTCCAGGTCCGTATAAGTCTCCATATAATCCTGGTGAAGAAGACATAGACGCAGCATATCCTTTTAACTTGTCTATGTATTTTTGTTTTTCTTCTGCCGCTTGTTTTTGTTTATGTTGAACTTTTAAATCATCTGCTCCCATTCCTGTTGAAACGTTAGCTACAGGATCCGGTGTAGTATTTACAACCGGTGTATCTACAATCGGTGGTTGATTATCGCCGCCAGTTCCTTGTCCACCAAAATTAGGTGTTCCCGTTGCAACTGGTTGTGCCGGTATTGGCGAGGAATATGTCGACGGCCACCAAGGCTGTCCTGTTGCAGTTAAATGTGGGTTAGCCATTAATAAGAATATGGAGTTGTTGGATTTAAATAAGGATCTAAATATTGAAAATTAGGATTAGGTATAGTAGCAAAACCAGCAGATCCAATATTCCCTTCAGGCAATTGGCTTAATTCATATCTATCCATAAGACCTATAGTTTTTCCAAAACCCATAAATTCAGGATCTTGTTCCTCTTCATATACATCCACTAGTGATGGATACTCACCAATCTTCATTCTAGTTATAGGTCCAATATAATCCATATCAAAACCAGCATCAATCATTGCTTGTTCAGAATCTTTTTCAAAACCAGCTCTTCCTTGTGCTTTACTTTGTAGAAGATATCTTTCCGCTGGTGATAATCCTTCAGCAATATCAAATTGTTCTAAAAATTTATCTTGATAAGGAACATTCATGTCCAATAAAACATCTCTTTGTCTATAATTTTTCATAGCATCACCAACCATACCTTCACCAGTTTCATTTGCTTGTGCTTTGTATGCATCAGTTAAAAATGCTCTTCCAGCTTTTGTTGCATCAAGTCCACTAGCCATATTTCCCACGAGTGCGCTGTAGTCTATTCTTTCTTTTAATTGTTCTGGAGTCTCGTTAAATGCCGCGTGTGCCGTAGGAGCAGTTGTTTCAAATCCAAATTCTGGTTGCCCCAAGGCGTAATTAATTCTGTTTGTTATTTGTGCGTTTTGAAGAGCTTTATTAGCTTCATCATAATAATAATCTGCTTCTTGTCCTGATCGCATATCACCAAGTCTAATGTATTTATCATAAAACTCTCTATCCGAATCTGACATCATGGATTTTCTTAGTTCATCACCATAAGCACCACCTAGAATTTTTTTATTTTGTTGACTTCTTTGCCAATTAGATCCCATTGATGCAAGAAATTTTGCTACAGCATCATAGGCCCCCATGATACCTTCACCAGCTTTTTTACCACCTTTACGAATATAATCCCCTGCTACATCACCAGCTTTGGTCATAAAAGTTTTATCACCAATTGGGTGTCTCTTTTTGCTTGTATCTTTGTATTTACTTCTTCTATTAAATACGTTTCTAGATCTTATGCCTCTTTGAAAAGGTGAATCATATCCTTTGCCTTCAGGGCCAGGATAACTCCTGGACCCTGAAACACCGGCTATATATGCATCACGTGCGGAACTACTCATTACGCACCTGGAACTATTATAACTTTAAGGACAACAAGAACAACAATGACTACAATTCCGGCCTTTATCCAGTCCTTCATTTTCCATTCATTCCATTCTTTTAGATGTCCCCATAAATCTTTTAATAAATTCATGTCTCCCTCCTAATGTATCGTTGGTTTATATTGCTCGATCATTTGTTCTGTCAAGAAGAAACTATCGGCAATACTCGCGAACACTTGTGCCGTATCATTGGCCCCAATTGTTTCGACATATAAATTTCTTGTCACCGCCATTAAGGCGCTTGCAACAAGCAACTTATCTTCATCTTTTTTAATCTCGCCCCTTGCAGCCTTTTCCAAGGACTGCATGGCTTTATTTATTGTTTTTATCTGCTCGTCCATTTGTCCTCGATCGTGCATTCATAGCCGCAACCTTCTCCGCACTGCGAAGCTTTTTATCTTCGCGTAAGGTCTGCATGTTTTCCTTTATCTCATCAATTGTTTCTTGATTAGATTCCTTTATAGCATTAAATCCCTCTTTGACAACAGTTTGTTGCATTCCGCTTTTGAGCTTATCACGTTCAAGGTCAAGTTTTTCAGCTTCTATGCCAATATCGGCCATAAGCTTGTTGTCTTCCACTTCACCTTTCATGCTCATTTCAGCAGCTTTAAGATCAATTTCTTGTTGTTTTAATCGAACGAGTGGATCTTGGTTGCTTTCCATCGCTTCTTTTTCTTTTCTAGCCATTTCAGCTACCATTTCAGCTTCTAGTTCAGCAACACGTGATTCTTTTTGATTTTGCAGTTGCTGTGCCGCTGCCTGTACTTGTTGACCCATTTGTGGATTCTGTTGTGCTTGTTGTGCCATTTGTTGAACTTGCTGCGTTTGTTGTTTCATTTCTTCTTCAACTTGCAACGCTGCAACTAATGCAATATGTTCCAGTATATGTCCTTCCATCATTGCATACAACTGCGGATTGATTTGAACCATACGTGTCGCCACAAATTCACCGTGCGCATCCATGTGTGATTTATGATTTTGCTGTGGGAAAGCCTTTGGCTGTTGTCCACGCATCGCAAGTGAATTTTCCATAGCCGGACTCATAGGCATTGGTTGCTCTGGATCCGGTTTAAGTAATGCATCTATATTATCAACATCCAATGCTTGGTATACTCGTCTGTATGCCTCACGAATATTATGTAATTGCGGATTGGAAATCGCCAATTGCAATTGCTGTTGCGCCAACATAACACGCTGTGACATGGAAAATATATTTGGATTGGATATAGGTAATATATCCACACGGTCATCAAAATCTTGTTGTTTAATCATTTTATTTCCACCACGCACCATGTATGGATATTCTGGTGGAAGGAACATTTTAAAGCAACGTGCGAGCATATTAAACTCAACACCTTGCGCATAATGCAATCTTTTGTGAATTGCACTCATAACTTTTGTTCCGCGTTCTAATAATGCAAGAGTCGTTCCAACTGGATTCTGTTCATTACCTTCACCCATTTTCATGTCCGCAATTGCTGCAAATGATTTTCCTGCATCAACACAGAAACCTAAAAGCGCAAATAAAACTTGAGAAGGTTCTTTATAAGGTAATGGTAATAATGATTCTTTTATTGATTGTCCTGTAACATCAACGTCACGAAACTCTCCTGGTTGCAACGGTTCATCATGATCACGTATGCGCATGCCACGCGATTTGAAACCTGCTGGAAGATTGGCAAGAGTACCTGCATCAATTAACTGCCGCAAAACACTTGTTGCAGTTCTTGACAATCCGCCAAGCATGTGTATTAGGCCAAATCCATAGAAGCCTAATCCTGGGAGGAACTTGTAGTGTGTAAAATAATCTACGCGATTTTTTAATTGGTCTGTTTCATTCCAGTTTCTTCGAATGGAAAGAATTTTTGTTGAATATTGGTCAATGGTAATAATGTATGGAAGCTTAATTCCGTCTTGGTCCTCGAACCCTGGAACATCCGCGTCAACATGCATTTCTAAAAGAACATGCTCATCATCGCCAGGTGAACTGTCACTTGTTCCTTGGAGCTCGTCAATTTTATCCTTGGAGTCACTTGTTGTAGAAACAGAACCGGATACAACTGGCACGTCACGGTAAAAACCGCCAACCTGTTGTTTACGCAATGTATTCGCATCAACTTTTGTTGCATGTGTAATTCTTATCGCATCTTCCAAAGATGACGCCATGTAATTAACAACACAGTCTTCACTTGACACAAATTTTGAAACAGCGCGTTGCAACGCCGCATCATAGTATGTTTTTTTGAATGCTGAACCGGATAAAGGCAAATAAAACAGTAATTGATCCATGTCCGGGTCATATTCTTTCATAACGTGCGTAATTTGATAATTCATGTAATCTTTTACGCGTTTTGATTGTTGTTCCAACTCAGGTGTAATTTCACCAACTATTTCCGTGTTGACGGGTCCACCTGGTGGTAGTAATTCTTTATATGCTTGTGCTTGAAATTGTGTAACGGATTCTGCCAGTAATGGATGAATTACGCCACTTGCACCTTGGAAAGGTTGTGTACGGTCCTCGTACTTGAAACCAAGCATATCGAGTCCTTTCGTGTAAGTTTCTTCCCAATCCTTTCTTGATAACTTATCCGCTTCATAATCTGCAATAAGATCATTGGATAATTTTTGAAGATCATTGTCTTCAATGTATTCCGCTAAGTTATCACCAAATGCAATTTGTGATTGGTCAATGGGTGCGTTTGGATCAAAATTTACATCCGCACCGCCATCCGGCAATTCATTAATGTCAACTTCAGGTTCAAAGTCCACTGTTCTTTCATCAGGAACTTGAATATCAACTGCGCGTTCATTCGCGCCAATATCAACTCCTGCATTTGCTAATGCATCAATTGCTTTTTCAATGGTACTGTTTGAAACTGGTCTTGTTTTTGGTTTTACCATTATTTCATCCTATCATAGTGTGGGCACAACATCAACAAAAGACGGACGGTGAATGTATCCACCTACCGCTTTATACAGATCCACTGATTTGTTGATTATTGCTTCTTTCAAATTTATTACGGGAATTCTTGCCCATGTATTTCCTTCCCCATCTTTAATGTTTGTAGCGGAAAAATCAAGCTCTAAATTTTTTGCGACACTCTTCATGGCTTTTACGGCAATATTATCATAAAATCCAAGATTTCCTTTCGCTGTCTCACCACTTGCATTCGCAAACTTATTCTTTGCTTTTCCAGTCACAATTGCAACGCCATCAAAACCTTCTTTTTCTGCTAGATTTATCATTGTTTTTAACGCCACTTTAGTCTGGTTTTCTGACTTTTTAAATGGTCCTTCTGGGAAGACTTCATCTGAATCTTTCTTTGCAGCTTTTTGTATTGATTTTTGGATATCTTCCATTTGTTTTCTTATAGCTTCACGCTTAACTTTTAATCTTTCCATAACTGTCACTGC